TAAGTTTTAAATTGTTATAAGAGCAGGAGTGTTTCCCCTGCTCTTTAATCTTATGCTAATGGTTGTTCCATAATTACTTTAGTTTTTGGTATAGCATAATACCCACGTTCAGTTAATTCATTAGCAAACCTTACAGCACTATAAGGGTTATCAAATATGCTTGTCTTTACAACAACTAATTGATTATCAATAAGTTGGTAAACAAGCACACAATGTTTTAGGGATGCTCTTGGAAGTGTTTTCATAATAATAAGTTTTTAGGGTTAGAAAAAAGGGGTGAGTTACTCCCCTATAATTGTAAACTCAGTAAGGTCACACGGATTATCATAAACACGTGTAACTGTTTTGCTCTTGTAGATAACTATCTGAGCAAGCTTAAGTGCACCGTTGTGCACAAGTGTAATCCAATAACTATTCATTTTTTTTAATTTAAAGGGTTAGTACTAAATATATCAATACAAGTAAAGAGTTACTAAAGAAAGAAAAAAAACAATGGATTATTAGTCCATTGTTTTCAATTGTAATATTGGAAGTCTAGACCAACACTCTCTTAGCTTAATACTGATCAGGTATTAAAGTAGTTGGTTGCTTTGCTGTAAGCCATTTATTACAACTGCTCATTAGATGGTACATCAAATAACATTACTCTAGACTGTTCTTTAAAACAGCGATAGTGAGCATAATGTTATTCTTTACAGGACAATTCCTGTGATGGTAAGTACGTCTGCTACAAGCCCGATCACCTTACTAATAGTAGTACAGAGTTTCTATAAAGAAAGAAATAATAAACCCCTTTATACATAGTATATAACACACAGGTGTGTAGGATAGTGTGAAGGGAAGCAAGGCTTGCTAGACATGTGTGTCAGCCTGTGTGAAGAGCAAGCGTGTGAGGGCTGGAGCATTGTCAACCATAGAGATAACATATCCCAGTAGGAAAAGAATGCTTTCAATATTCCTATTGGATTTGGGCTCTGGCCTGGTACTAACCCGGGGTACCCCCCAAGCTGGAGTTGAGCCGGGGTTTTGATATTATGGACCCACTATGTTCTAACACATAAAACATTTTTATAATACCCACTAGTACATAGACCATATTTTAAATCACATGGGGGGTATATAATATAAACTTAATGTAGGGGGGTGTTGTTTAGTATAGTAAAATTTTGTATATTAGTAGTATAACCAACATATATAAAACTCATGGCTAGACCAACCTCAGTATCAGCAGTATATATTAAAGAGTTAATATTAAAGTTTCCTGATCATGGGGACAGGACATTAGCTACATTAGCTTATTTAAAAAGACCCAAACTCTTTAAAAATAAAGAAGAAGCTTATGGTAAGATTAAATACTATAGAGGACATGCTGGAGATAGCAACCGTAAACATTTAAAAGATAAGTCAACCATTAAACCTATTAATACTCCTACTGAGAATAAATGGGAATTACCATTATCATCTACTAAAGCTAAAGTTACTTGGAACTTACCTACCTCTCTAAAGAAAGTAGCAGTAATATCTGATATTCACTTTCCCTACCAGGATAATGATGCTCTTAAAGCTGTACTAGATGATTGTCTTAAAGAAGATGTTGATGCATTCTATATTAATGGGGACATGTTGGACTTCTATTCTTTAAGCTTCCATGAAAAGGATCCTAGTGTTATGGATGTTGCCATGTCTTTAGAGATGGGTCAGAACTTCTTTAAACTATTAAAGACCAGGTTTCCTAAAGCTCAAGTATACTATGTACCTGGTAATCATGAGATTAGGTTAGAAAGATACCTAAGAGTTAAAGCACCTGAGTTACTTGACATGAAAGAATTCCATCTAGACATCCTACTTAAGGTTGCAGAGATAGGTGTACATTACATACCTCACTCATCTAAATGCTATATGGGTAACTTACTTGTAGAGCATGGTGACAAAATGAAAGGTGCCGGGGGTGTTGATCCAGCTAGAACTTTATTCATGAGATTTAAAAGAGACACCTTATGTGGACACTTCCATAGAACTAAGGATCACTTAGCTAAGATATATGATGGGACCACTATAATGACTCACTCTACCGGTTGCTTATGTGAGTTAGAACCAGGCTATATGGAACTCAATGAACATAACCACGGATATGCCCTAGTCCATATTAAAAATGGAAAACATAAAGTAGAAAACAAAAAAATATTTAACGGTAAAATCTATTAATATGGAAAATCTAATAGAATACAAAACAGATAATCTTTATATATGCACCTTTGTAGTTCCTATATATGAAACTAAAGTGTGCTTTCTAAAATATAAAGATAGTGAAGGTTACTTAGAAGCTTTGAAATACTTAGAAGAACTAGCTGTTAAAATAGAAGATTACAAAACAAATGAATACATGTTGGCCTATGGCTTTGTTATCAATGATAGATCAAAGCATGGCCTTATGAAATTCATGTTCATAAATGGATCAGAAGAATACAAGACTGAAATAGTAAATACTTTAGCTCATGAAAACTTTCATTTAATAGAACATATTATAAGACAATGTGGATTAGAAAATATAGAAGATGGTGATAATGAGCACATTGCATATTTAACAGGATACCTATATAATAAAATAACAGAACTTAATAGAAACTTATAATGCCAACTGCTCCATATCTTAGTCAATTAAAACCAGCTGCTGGTGTACTAGACATAATACTTAATGCTAGTAATAAAATATTTTTACAAGAATTAGTAGCTTGTAATGAAGGACTAGCTACTGATTATATCAGGGTTGTAATTAAAAAGAATACTGGACCAGTAATAGATGCTTATTTATTCTATGACCTACCTATTAAAACAGGTGGGACATTTACAGCAGAAATCAATAACACTGTACCAGCAGGAAGTACAATAAAAGTATACTCTTTAAATGGTGATGTATCCTTTAATCTATTTGCTACTATACTATAATGAGAACCTATTATTCATATCCAGCTATTGAAACAGCATACCAAACTATTGAAGATGAAGGTGTAGCATTGCCCCAACAGACTATACTTGACTTTCAAGGAGCAGGTGTAACGGTTGCAGATGGTGGTACTAAAACTATAGTAACTATCCCCGGTGGAGGTACAGGTACTGTAACATCAGTAGCCACAGCAGGTCTTATATCTGGAGGTCCTATAACCACATCAGGTACTATTACTACATCCATGAACACCAATAAACTTGTTGGTAGAAGTACTGCAGGGACAGGTATAATGGAAGAGATTACTGTTGGTTCAGGATTGACTTTATCAGGTGGTGTATTAACAAATACAGCTACAGCAACACCATTAGGTTATTATGGTGCTTGGCAAGATGATTTCACTCAAACTGCTGCTGCAAATAACACAGGGTATGCAATGAAGTACCATACTGCTGATATAACTCCTAATGGGATATCAATAGTAAACAATGGAAGTGGTGACCCGACAAGAATTACTTTTGCAAATACAGGTATTTATAACATTCAGTTTAGCTCTCAGTTTCAAAATCTATCAAATGCTCCTCAAGATGTAACCATTTGGTTAAGATTAAATGGGACAGATATAGCAGGTACTGCTGGTGTTGTTGGATTACAAGCAAGAAAGAATCCAGGTGATCCATTTCATATAATAGCAGGATGGAACTATGTGTTAAGTGTTGTTGCAGGTCAATACTACGAATTAGTTTGGAGTACAACAGATTACACTAATGTAGAGATGCGTTTTTATGCAGCAGGTTCACCTCCTCCATCTGCAGCTTCTGTAATCATGACTGTTACACAGCAAAGTGGTATCATGGCTGGAACAGGAATCACTGCTATTAACTCACTAACAGGTGCAGCACAAACATTAACCACAGGAACAACAGGGACAGACTTTGCAATAGTTGATTCAGGTTCAGATCATAAGTTTAACTTACCTGATGCAAGTGCAACAGCTAGAGGCGTTATAACAACAGGAAGTCAAACATTTGCAGGTGCAAAGACAATGACATCTCCAATATTTTTAACTGACATTACTACTCCAAAAGTTATAGGTAGTAGTGGTAATTTAGCATTCAATAATGCTGTTCAGACAAGTGGTGCATCATCTTCATTTGTATTTACCAATCCTGCTAACACAAATCAAACATTATCTACTGAGATATCGGGGTTTAAGATAAATTCAGGAAGTAGACAATGGGCAACAGGTGCTTTAACAACTCAAAGAGAGAATTTTATCACAGCTCCTACATTTTCATTTGTTGGTGCAAGTACAATAACAAGTGCTGCAACTTTAGCTATCGAAGCAGCTCCTATTGCTGGAAGTAATGCAACCATAACCAATGCTTATTCTATTTGGTCACAAAGTGGAGCAGTAAGAGTCAATGATGGTACAGGAAGTTTAATATTTAGACAAGCTACTGCAACTGCTGCTGACCCTTGTATATTTTTATTCAATGACCAAACTACAGCACCATCAGCAACTAACTATATTTTAAAGGTTGGAAGTGCAAATAGTGGAAACACTTTCTTAAATGGAAATGGTTTAATATTTGCTATTGGTGGAACAAATAGAATGAGCATAACAAATGGAACTACACAAATAGGTACTGTTCCAACTGCTTCTAGTGCATTAACAAGTATTTCATTATTACCTTCATCAAATACAAATCAAACTGCATCAACTGAACAATTAAGTTTTAATATTGCAACAGTTACTTGTCAGCATGCAACAGGTGCTTTAACTACACAAAGATTTGCAGTAATTAATGCACCAACTTACTCATTTGTTGGAGCATCAACTATAACTACTGCTGCTACATTAGCAATAACTGCTTCACCAATTGCTGGTACTAATGCTACAATAACTAACTCATATGCATTATGGGTACAAGGTGGCAAAAGTCTATTTGCAGGAAACATTGAATTGACACAAACTGTAACAACTGAAACTGTTGTTTCAAATAGAACAGTAACAATAGTAATTAACGGAACTACTTATAAATTATTAGCAGTAATATAACTATGAAAAAATTAATCTATTTTAATTCACCAAGCAAGCCTGAAAATATGGGCATAAGTCAATTAACTGATGATATAAATCAGTTTATTATTGACAGAGCAACAGAGCTTCCTAATGCTCAAATAATAGACAATACTATTAAGTTTGATGGAGGTTATGCTATCTTTACAGATGTGCCTAAAGACTTTCAAAATTAATAATAAACTAAAATAATATATTATGGAATTGACATTTACATTAACATTAGAAGAAGCAAATACAATTGTAAAAGCATTGGGTAAACTTCCTTTTGAAGAGGTGAACAATCTTATTGGTAAATTAAATACTCAAGCAACTCCCCAATTAAAACCTGCAGAAACTGAAACTGTAAAAGAAGAATAACAAATTAAAGAAATAGTTTTAAATATTATTTGTATATTTGACTGAATATTAGTATATTAGTATATACCATAAAACAATATTTCAATGATGCAAGAATTTGATTTACCTAAAGTATATAACTGGGAAAAAGCTAGTACCAAGATTCCAACTATATATAAGGCTATATTGACACAAACTGGGACAGCTGATCCAGTAGTTACAATATTAGAAAATACCCTAAAGACCAATGTTATTTGGACAAGAGATGCTATTGGAGGATACTATTATGGAACATTAGAAGGTGGAGAATTTAATACATCTACCTTTGTTTTAACAAGTCTTGGTTCAGCTGCAGCATCAATAATAAAAGGTTTTACAAATCCTTCACAAATAGTAATTTTTACTTTAGATGGTGGACATGCAGTAGATCTTAATGGAACAGCATACATAGAAGTACAAGTATATATTCAATAAAACATAAAGATATGAACGAATTTAAACTACCCTTAAAATACAATTGGGAATTAGCAAGTAAACCTATTGTAGAAACATGTACAGAACAACCTGTTAGAACAGGTATATATGATTTATATCCTTTTCCTGTAACACCAGCTATGGTGTCTACATGTACTAAAATAATTGATACACCTGCATTTCCAACTATGTTTCCAGTAGGAAGTTTAGTAGGACATAAAGTAGTAGGTGCTTATGACTTAGCTGCTGATGGTAGTACTTTTATTATAGAGTATATTGGTACAGTAGAAACTACTGATGGAAGTAATTTATATTTATATCCAGATAAAACTTCAGGATCTGTTACTGCTTATCCAAGTTGGCCAGGACCAAGTCCTGTTATATCTGCATTTGCAAATGGAGCATCTGTATCAGATAATCTTGATGCTTTAGTTCCAGCAGAACTTATGAATATTGCAGTAGATCAATATGCTGCTGATGCAGTAGATTTATATATAGTAGTTGCTTCTTCTACAGCAGATACTTCTTTAACTGGTTTTGCAGCTTTTGAATTTGAGTTTTTAGTTCCTGAAGCAACAAACATTAAGTTTACTCTTTACTAATCTTTAAAATTATATACAATGGAAAAGAAAACATTATTTAAGAAACCAGAAAATTGGGGACCTAAACCACAAGCTAGATTAATGTCTGAAAAGGTAAATCCTAACAGAGCTAGAATTGAAGCTAAAACAATAGAGATGAAAGCAGCATTAGAAACTATGTTTAAAAAATAATAGCCATGAACGAATTTAACTTACCTAAGAAATTTAATTGGGAACTAGCTAGTCAACCAATTGTAAAAAAATATGTAGCTGATCTATATCAGAATTCTGTATATACAACATCTGGACTATTAGTAGTTGGGGTAGAGTATGTAATTAATTATCTAGAAATAGGAGATAACTTTATTAATGTAGGTTATACAGGACTAGGTATCCCTTTTATAGCTACTGCAACAACCCCAACTGTTTGGACTAATAGTACTGCAGTTATTAATGTTAAACAATCAGCTCCTGTAGGAACAGTATTAGCTAATAACACAGAAGTAGCTTTTTCATATGAATACCTTACAGAAGGTACTTATCTTGTAACATCTAGTAAACCTATTTTTACAGGTTGTGGTATGGGTTGTCCTGTAGCACAACATACACAAACAAATATAACTAATAGTTTTGCATTTTTCTCTGGAGTAGCTGTTTCAATTTTTCCAATATCAGATAACGAAATGATTATATTATCAGGTAATGGATCAGGACCTATTGATGATGTCCTTGGTTATTATTTACAAAATGCATTAGAAATAACTATTTATCCATAATTTTAAAATATAAAACAATGAGAGAGTCAGCATTATTAAATGCACTTGTAGCAAGGCTAGGTGCAGAAAAAGGTCAAGCAATCTATGACAAAATTACTGTTATAAAAGATAAAGAAGTTAAAACTAAATAATTATGAATTTATTCAGTCTACCAAAAAAGTTTAACTGGCAATTAGCTGGTTTACCAATAGATACTGTAGTACAAGAAGGTATTATAGTACCTAGTTCTACTCCATTAAATGGAGATGTATACATTACAACTGGTGCTAGAAAAACTATTGTACAATTAGGTTATATAGATAGTACTGTATATACCGATATACAGTTTCACCTAGCTAATCCTAATAAACAACTTATTGGTGATCAGATAATTCTTATAAGTCAACCAGATACTACAGCTGATGATATAGATTATTGTTTTCCTAATCAATATTTTTATATAACACAGTGTGGTGGTTCTGATACACCTCCATGTTTATACTTTAGTGAAAATACTCAAGAAAGAGATGTAAGTATTTTTACCTTTGATGGTGAAAAGTTTTGTAACACAGCAGATAATTGCTAAAATAAATTAAATAAAAACAACATATCATGTCAATAGGAAATTTAAAAGATCAAGGTAATAAAGGAAATAATTTTCCTTACCAACTAAGAAACTTACAATTGTTAGGTGAAATAGCTGCTGCTATTAATCCAGCTACAGCAGGTAAACAGATATTTCCATATCTAATATCTTCTACAGGTAGTGATGATCTATCAGGTTCTGCAATAATATACAATGTATCATTCTCAAATGTTGGGGCTTCTGCAATAGATCTTGTTGTAGGTGGTAGTGGTACAATCAGTATACCAGCTGGAACAACTGTTAACTATGATCCCGGGGTAAATAACTGGTATGATGGTAGCTTGTTTTCATGGGATGCAACAGGTAGCACATTATTAGTATCATTCTCTTCAAATTAAAAGATTTTTATTTATTTATATATATTTATAACAATGAATTACAATATGACACATGACTCAACTTTAGTAGGAACAGCAGGAGGAACCCTTTTAGCTTTAGTAGCTATACCAACACAAACAATTGCAACAACAATAATTTGTGCATTTATTGGTGCTATAACTTCTTATTTTACAATGCTTTTACTTAAAGGTACTATAGCATACATTAAACAAAAATACTTTAATAAAAGAAAAAATGGCTAAGAAAGAATCATCTGGAACTTTTATTAAACAAGCTAAGAAAACTGGTAAAGCCAAAAAGCATCCTAATAAAAAAGAAAGTATTAAAAAATATAGAGGTCAAGGATAATGAATCATATTCAGGTAGCAATAACTCAGATAGGCCAAGAAGAAGTACCTAGAGGAAGTAATTGGGGTACAAAGGATAAACCAGCTGTAATACACTATCTACATTCAGTAGGTATAGATTTCCCAGCATCATGGTGCATGGCCTTTGTCTATTGGTGTTGTAAAGAAGCTAATCCAAATAATCCTTTAGTTAAAACCGGAGGAGTATTGAGACAATGGTATGAGATTGATAATAAATTTAAAAGTATAACACCTAAACCAGGAGATATATTTATTATGGATCATGGTCATGGCTTAGGTCATACAGGATTTGTTGAATCTATAGAAGGTGATGTTATTCACACAATAGAAGGTAATACAAATGATACTGGTTCTAGAGAAGGCTATGAAGTGTGTAGAAGAATAAGAAAAACTAATACCTGTAAAGGATTTATTAGAATAAACTAAAATTTAAATTATGAGCATATTTGCATTAAAATCATCTTTTTATAAAGCTCCTACTCCAGCATTCTGGAGAAAAGTTGGAGACTCCTTACTAGCTTCAGCTACAGTATTAGCTGTTGGAGGTATATGGCAGTTTGATTCTTTAAAAGAAATATTTAGTATAGGAACTATTAGACTATTAGTAGGTAGTTCCATGTTAATAGGAGTAATAGGAAAATTTCTTACAAACTTCTTTAAAGAATCCGACAAACCTGAGACTTAAGCTCTTGTTTGCCTATCCATGAGTTCCATCATGGATTGACCCAATCCTGTAAGATTGGGTTTTTTATTTTATAATAGGTAAATAAATTTGTATTGTTTAAACTTATTTTATTATATTTGTATAAAGTTTAACTAAAAACCAAATAAACATGCAAAATTTAAACACTGATTCTTCAGAAACAAGAAACCTTAATCCTGAAGAAATGGAAGCATTAAGACAAAGAATGCTTGACTATTACACTAAACAACAACCATTATTAGAATTACAAAAAGTTGTAGAAAACTTATCAGCTGATATTGAAGAAGCTACATTAAGAAGAATGGTTGCTGCTGTAAGACAAGCTCAAGTAATGGCTGGTCCTAAAGATGAAGCAGAAGAAGATGAGATGCCTGAAGCACCTCCAGTTAAAAGATCACTTAAAAAAGATCCAAGTAATGGCTAAGGTAAATCTTGTAACTAAAAAGATAACAATGAGTCAGTGGAACATAATCAAGTTCCAACTGATTACTCATTGTTATATTCAAGGTTTAACTTTATCTGAATCAGAACTTAATTGCCTTACATTATTAGGAGTAAATACAGAAGCTGAGTTATCAGACTTCTGTAATGCTTCTTGTTTAGAAGATGAAAGAGACAAGGATACAACATTAGAACATAGATCTCATATATTTAAGAATCCCCAAACAGTTAGAAATTGTTTAAGCAAACTTGAAAAACTAGGTCTTATATCTAAAGAAGGTAGAAATAAAAAAAGGATTACACTATCTGAAGTTTTAAAGATTCAAACAGTAGGTAATATAGTATTAGATTATAAAGTTATACACTTTGATACCCAAAAAGCATAAAGTAATAATTGAGGAGACAGCTAAACAACTTGATTTAGATATCAATCTAGTTCAAGATTTAACTTCTTTTTACTGGTCTAAGGTAAGAAAATCTTTATCTAATCTTGATGCAGCAGCAGTTAATATAGAAGGTTTAGGTAAAATGTATATTAAACCATTAACACTTAAAAAGGTAACTGAAAAATATAAAGCTATTTTAAAGAATATAAATCCTAAATATTTCAGTAATATTCAAAAAATTAAGGATTTAGAAATCAGGATAGAAAGATTAGATAAAGTTGCTATAATGCTTGAAGAACAAAATAATAAAAGAAACTTAGTAAAAACCAAAAGATATGAAAAAGATAATAAAGATTTGGAAAACCCGGAAACTAATTTGGGAGGGAATTAAGAATTATTTAGTAAGACATCCAGCTATAGAAAATGTAGCAATGGATAGGTTAGCTATTTGTATGAAATGTGACATTATAGATTATGATGGAGGTACATGTATGGTACCAGGAACAGCACCTTGTTGTGGATCCTGTGGTTGTAAACTAGCTCTAAAGGTTAGATCACTAGCTTCAGAATGTCCACATCCAACTGGTCCAAGATGGACAGCTACAATGACACAAGAAGAACAAGATGCTCACTATGAAAAAATAAAATACAATCCAGATAAAGACTAATTGAATATGTATTTACCAACTCAAACTTTAACTCAAAATGACACTAACATTCAAAGCAGATACTCACTCTTATAAGAGTTTAAACTCAGATGAAGATATTAATTGGGTAAGTGCAACTGGTTTTGTAGGATTATTTAAAGATAAATTTGATACTGATACAGTAGCAAAAAAAGTATCTAAGAATAAAAAATCAAAATGGTTTGGACTTACTCCAGAAAAGATACAAGAGATTTGGTCTAGTGAAGCTAAAAGAGCTACAGATCTAGGAACATGGTATCATAATCAAAGAGAATCAGATATTATAGGTATTAATACTTTAGAAAAATATGGAATCACACTTCCAGTTTTTACTCCTATTATTAAAGAAGGTATAAAGTATGCACCTGAACAAAAGTTAAAACCTGGTATATACCCAGAACATTTTGTTTATTTAAAATCTGCAGGTTTATGTGGCCAGTCAGATTTAGTAGAGGTTGTAAACAATGAAGTACATATAATAGATTACAAGACTAATAAAGAAATTAAAAAAGAAAGCTTTAAGAATTGGGAAGGTATATCACAAAAAATGTCAGGACCTTGCTCTAACTTAGATGACTGTAATTTTAATCACTATGCTTTACAATTAAGCTGTTATCTTTATATGATACTTAAACATAACCCAACTTATAAACCTGGGAAACTAACCTTACATCATATAAAATTTGAAGAAGAATCTAAAGATGAGTTTGGTAATCCTATTGCTAAGAGAGATTTAGAAGGTAATCCTATAGTAAAAGAACTAGTATTATATGAGCTACCTTATTTAAAAACAGAAGTAATATCTATGATTAACTGGCTGCATGATAACCGTGAAACAATAAATAAAACAAAATGATACTAGAAAACCTAACACCACTAGTTTGGATAGTAGATCCACCAGCTAAAGATAACATGCTTAAGTTATCTTATCCAGTACCTTATGATGATAAGAATGATTTGGTATTACAACAATTAGCAAATGATAATAGTGTCATAGCTACAATAGTAATACCTAGAAAGTTGATATTAGGTTTAGCTCAAGAACTAACTAAATTTATAACAAAATGATAGACAAAACAACAGATCCTGACTTTATAGAAAAGCAGGTAAAGAAACATCAGGCTCGACCTAATCCTGTATTAGATGACCCTAAGCTATTTGAACTACAAGAATCAGTTAAAGCTAATCTTAAAGGGTTTAGTTTTAAACTATTCGGTAGAACCTTCAGGTTTGAAACTTACACAGTAAAAGAAGTACATAAAATAACAGACTGTGATGAAATCATGTGTAGTGATGAAGCTATTATGGCTAGATGTTTAAATGATAATTTAAATGAAGCACAACATGCAGAGTTAATAGAAATAACCGGACTAAGTTACAAGAAAGATGTATTAGGAAACAAAGTACCACAAGCTAAATATGAATATAAGAACCATGGCAAGCAGTGATGAATACCAGCAAATACAATTCTGGAATAATCTAAAAAAGAAAAAGACTTTCTGTGAGGAAGTTCAAGATAAGTTTATAAAGCAATTACAAAAAGATACAGAAGAATTAATATACCCTAACTTAAATAAAGATGTTAACAAGACTATTTGATATTGAGAATGACAAGGTAAGAGCAACAGAGCATTGTTATACACTTAAGTTTTTAAAAGATATTATGGATAATTATCCAGATAATCATATTAAAGTATATGAATATTTGTTTTATATGACCTGTCCTAATCCTGATGTAAACCCTTATTTTCATATGTCAGAAATAGAAAAAGAAGAAGTTATTATACAAGACATAGAAGCAGATTTTTCTACAGAAGATGACTTAATACAGATAGCTTTAAAGAAATGTACTAAGATGTATGAGACACCAACATCAAGAGCTTATAAAGGCATCTCTAGTATGTTAGATAGATTAGCAACATATATGGAGAATACACCTATTACAGATGGTAGAGATGGAAACATTACAGCTTTAGTAAGTGCAGCTAAAAACTATGATGCTATTAGAACATCATTTAAAGGAGCATACAAAGATTTAAAAGAAGAACAACAATCACATGCTAGAGGTGGAGCAGGATTAGCATATGACCAAATAAATTAACCATGGAAACATTATATGACTGGTTGTTTCATTACAACCCACACACAAAAAACTGGGCAGTATTTAAAAGAGATGACATTAGTAAATACTTTAATGGTGAATTACAAAATGTTCTAGTATCTAAAAAATACCAGACTCTTGTAGAAATCATCACTAAGACAGGTGGAGATCCAGTTAAAATTAAAAAACTTTTAAAATGATTTATATAAAGATCCCAACTTGGGAACTTGGACAATGGACTTATACCATCTTTAATTCTAGAGATGAGTATAAAGACTTTGTATTAACTTTATTCAAAGAACCTGGTAAATATAATTTTAATGAAACTTCTCTACTATTTACAGAACAAGCTGATTTATTTAGAAAAAATGGTTATTTCTTTACTGGCCCTATGGGTAGCAAAGATTACAGAAAATTCTGGGATGCAGAAAAAGAAAAATGTAGATACGGTGTCATATACAAGGACTCCACAGGAACTTGGTTATTACCACGTGAATACTACATGTGGCTCAATTTCTTACCAATTAATGATAAAGAAAAAAGAAAGTTTGACTTCCCAAGTGTCAGAGATGCCCAGTACCATATGGCCTTATACGAGTTATTGGCAGAGCTCAATTACAAGCATTGTGCAATACTAAAGAAAAGACAGATAGCTTCTTCCTATTATCATTGTGCTAAGATGATAAACCTTCTATGGTTTGAAGAAACACCTATTATTAAAATGGGTGCTAGTCTTAAAGATTACATCAATGAGAAAGGATCTTGGAAATTCCTTAATGAGTATAAGTCTTTCCTAGATCAGCATACTGCATGGTACCGCCCAATGAATCCTGGTAAAGTATTAATGTGGCAACAGCAGATTGAGCAAACTGTTAATGGTAGGAAATCACAAAAAGGTCTTAAAGGAGTTTTACAAGGAGTAACATTTGATAAAGATCCTACATCTGGAGTAGGGGGACCTTGTACATTCTTCTTCCATGAGGAGGCAGGTATTGCTCCTAAGATGAATACAACAGTAGAGTTTTTATATCCAGCAATGCAATCAGGTATGATTACAACTGGATTATTTGTAGCTGCAGGATCAGTGGGTGACTTAGATCAATGTCAACCACTTAAAAGAATGATCCTATATCCTGATGCCAATGGTATTTATTCAGTAGAAACCAACCTACTGGATGATAAAGGTACTATTGGCATGACAGGGTTATTTATTCCAGAACAATGGTCTATGCCTCCATATATTGATGAATATGGTAATTCATTAGTAGAAGCAGCTATAGCAGCTATAGATGAACAAAGAGTATTTTGGAAGAAAGATCTAGAACCAGAACAATATCAATTAAGGATATCTCAGCATCCTAAGAATATTAATGAAGCTTTTGCATTTAGAAAAGTATCTAAATTCCCAGTAAATCTTGTATCAGCTCAGAAAAGAAGAATAGAAGATAAGAGTTATCCATATGATTTTATGGAACTCTCAAGAAATAGTGAGGGTAAAGTAGAAGGTAAATCAACTAATAAATTACCAATCATAGAGTTTCCTATTACTAAGAATCTAGAAGACAAAACCGGAACATTAGTTGTATGGGAAAAACCAGATGCTACAGCAGAATGGGGTACCTATTATGCATCTATTGACCCTGTTGGTGAAGGTAAAACTACAACATCTGAATCATTGTGTTCTATCTATGTTTATAAGAACCCAGTAGAAGTAACTAAACATACAGCTGCAGAAATACAAACTTATACAGAATCTGATAAAATAGTAGCATCATGGTGTGGTAGGTTTGATGACATTAATAAAACCCATGAGAGATTAGAACTTATAATTGAGTGGTATAATGCATGGACCATAGTAGAGAATAACATCTCTCACTTTATTAACCACATGATCCAAAGAAAGAAACAAAGATACCTAGTACCAAAGAACCAAATATTATTCTTAAAAGACCTAGGTGCCAATAATAATGTATTCCAGGAATATGGTTGGAAAAATACAGGTACCCTATTTAAGAGTCATATGCTTAGTTACCTAATAGAATTCCTTAAAGAAGAGATCTATCATGAGACTAAAGATGATGGTACTATAGTAAGAACTACCTATGGTGTAGAAAGAATACCTGATATCATGGCCTTTGTAGAGATGGAAGCCTATGATGATGGGGTCAATGTGGATAGATTAGTATCATTAGCAGCCTTAATTGCTTTTGCAAAAGTACAGCAAGCTAACAGAGGATTTAGAAAAAGAGTTGAACATGTAAACACAAAACACTTGGAAAAGTCAAAAAATTTGTATAAATTAAGTATGAGCCCTTTTAGACATATAGGAAAAACTAGTGTAAATAGTAATATGAAAATACCAAGGTCTCCATTTAAAAATTTAAGATAACATGAAAGTATTAAATGCAATGCAGATGAAGGCCGGTGCCAAGTCTGAATACAATAGAATGGGTTCTTTAACTCAACCTATACAATTTATCCCAAGAAAAGAGAAAGATGAAGATTGGACAGCTTGGAATTTGGATTGGTTAGAGTGGAATGGTCTTAAACAATTAAGAAGAAATGCCAGAAGGTTAATGAAAAACTATAAGCTTGCAAAAGGTGTTATAGATAAAACTGACTACATGGTAGAAGAGAACAATGAGAATAGAGATTTAATGGAGACATTGACAAAAGAAGATGTGTCAGCATTAGAACTTAAATTCTACCCAATTATCCCAAATGTAATCAATGTACTTACAGCTGAGTTTGCTAAGAGAAATACCAAGATTACCTTTAGAGGTGTTGATGAGTTCTCATATAATGAATTATTAGAACAAAAAAGACAAGCAATAGAAGATGTGTTGCTTAATGATGCTCAACAAAAGATGCTTGCTAAGATGATTGAAGCAGGTATGGATCCAGAAGATCCACAAATACAAGAGCAGATGCAACAACAAATGTCTCCTGAAAGCCTTAAGTCATTACCAGAAATACAAAACTTCTTTGTTAAAGATTATAGAAGTATGGCAGAACAATGGGCTATACATCAATTTAAAGTAGATGAAGAAAGATTCAAAATGGATGAGCTTGAAGAGAGAGCATTCAGAGAGATGCTTATCACAGATAGAGAGTTCTGGCACTTTAGAATGAATGATGATGATTATGATATTGAATTATGGAATCCTGTAATGACCTTTTATCATAAATCTCCAGAAGCTAGATATATCTCCCAAGGTAATTGGGTTGGTAAAATAGAGATGATGACAGTTGCTGATATTATAGATAAGTATGGTTACCTTATGACTCAAGAACAACTTGAATCTATTGAAGCTATTTATCCAGTAAGATCTGCAGGTTATCCTATACAAGGTTACCAAAATGATGGTTCTTACTATGATGCTACTAAGTCTCATGAGTGGAATACAGATATGCCTTCTTTAGCTTATAGACAATTTGTATCTATGTATGATAACTTCCTTTATAATGGAGGTGATATTGTTAACTGGATAGTAGGTGAATCAGAAGATTACACTGATATGGGTATGGCATTCATGCTTAGAACAACTACAGCATATTGGAAATCTCAAAGAAAAATAGGTCACCTTACAAAAGTTACAGAAGAAGGTGAAGTAATTGTAGATATAGTTGATGAAGATTATAAAATTACTGATAAACCAATATATAATACAGCACTATTTAAAAACAAATCTAAAGATAACTTAATCTTTGGAGAACATATTGAGTGGATATGGATTAATGAAGTATGGGGTGGTGTAAAGATTGGCCCTAATCATCCATCATTCTGGGGTATGAATAACCCTGGAGGTATCAATCCTATGTATTTAGGTATTGGTCAAAACAAAATGGGTAAGCTGAAATTCCAATTCAAGGGGGACAATACTCTCTATGGTTGTAAATTACCTGTAGAGGGTGCTGTATTCTCAGATAGAAATACAAGATCTACTGCAATGGTAGATTTAATGAAACCATTCCAAATAGGATATAACATAGTAAATAACCAGATAGCTGATATCCTAGTAGATGAATTAGGTACAGTAATCATGTTAGACCAGAATGCTCTACCTAGACATTCTTTGGGAGAAGATTGGGGAAAGAACAACTTAGCTAAAGCTTATGTAGCTATGAAGAACTTCCAAATGCTTCCTTTAGATACATCTATTACTAATACAGAGAATGCTTTAAACTTTCAACACTTCCAAGTAATGAATCTTGAGCAAACTCAAAGGATGTTATCCAGGATTCAAATGGCTAATTACTTTAAGCAACAATGCTTTGAGGTAATAGGTATTACTCCACAAAGATTAGGTCAACAGATTGGACAAACTAATACAGCAACAGGAGTAGAGCAAGCTATGGCCGGATCATATGCTCAAACAGAGATTTACTTTATGCAACACTCTGATTACTTGATGCCTAGAGTACACCAAATGAGAACTGACTTAGCTCAGTATTATCATTCTAGAAAACCATCTATTAGACTTCAGTACATGACATCTGAAGATGAGAAGGTAAACTTTGAGATAAATGGTACAGACTTAATGCTAAGAGATATCAATATCTTCTGTACTACTAAGGCTAACCATAGAGATATGCTAGAAAAGATAAAACAATTAGCTGTAAGTAACAATACAGCTGGTGCAAGTATCTATGACCTAGGTAATGTTATGGCTGCTGAATCATTAGCTGAAGTAACACATGTTCTTAAACAAACAGATGCTAAAGCTAAAGAGCAGAGACAAGAACAAATGCAACATGAACAGCAAATGCAACAAGCTGATATGGAGCAAAAAACTAAGGAAAAACAAATGGAGCTTGATGCAACAGCTATGGAGAAGGAGAAAGATAGAAGAAGGGATTTACTTGTTGCAGAGATTAAGTCAGCTGGTTATGGTGCAATGCAAGATATTGATAAAAACATGCAATCAGACTATGCTGATCAAATGGATATCCTTAGAAAATCAGATGAGTTTCAACAAACAATGGGCCTTAAACAGAATATACAAGCCTCTAAAGAAGGATTAAATAGAGATAAACTTGCAATAGAAAGAGAGAAGGTACAAGCTCAAAAAGATATGAAACAAACTGATCTTAAAATAGCTCAAGAAAACAAGAATAAATATGATGTCAAGAAAAATGATAAAAATAAAAAGTAACTTTAGCTATCTAATAGAACATTTTTTTATATAAGATAAACTTTATATGTTTATTTTGATAAATTTGCGTATATTATAATTAATACATAACCAACTAATAAACCAAACCAATGAGTGAGAACACAACAAGTACAGAATCTACAACTATACAGGAAGTAGATATGGATATGAATGATATTTTAGGTACACCTGGAGCAGAGAACATTATGTTACCTGACAAGGAAGAAAAGAAACCTAATTTATTTTCATCCAAAACAGTAGATACATCGTTCCTTGACAATGAAGAAGAAGAAGAAGATAAAACTAAAGCTTCAACTCCAGCAGTAGCTAGTAAAGAATTAGATGCAATAGTAGCAGAAGATAATAAATCAGATTCAGATGATGATGATGATTCAGACTCTAATAAAAATACTGGTAGACCTAAAATGTCTAAAGATGGTATGATAGAGTTTACTAAGAAGCTTATTGAAAAAGGCCAATTAGTAGCTTTTGATGATGACAAGCCTATTGATAAATATAGTCTTCAAGATTTTGAAGAGCTATTTGAAGCTAATATGTCAGAGAGAGAAAGAAAACTAAGAGAACAAACTCCAGTTGAATTCTTTGATGCATTACCTCAAGAGTTACAATATGCTGCTAAATATGTTGCAGATGGTGGAACAGATTTAAAAGGTCTATTCAGATCACTTGCTCAAACAGAAGAAGTAATGAATCTTGACCCAAGTACAGAAGATGGTCAAGAAACAATTGTAAGATCATACTTACATGCTACTAACTTTGGAACATCAGAGGATATTGAAGAAGAAATAGATGCTTGGAAAGATAGAGGTGATCTTCAATCTAAAGCAAATAAGTTTAAACCTAAGTTGGATGCAATGCAAGAACAAGTGCTACAACAAAAATTGGTTAAACAAGAAGGCATGAGAAAACAACAAGAAGTACAAGCTAGAGCATACATGGATAATGTTTATTCTGTACTACAGCCAGGTGAATTAAATGGTGTTAAACTTGATAAGAAAACTCAGAGTATGCTTTACACAGGATTGGTTCAACCAAACTATCCTTCTGTAAGTGGAAGACCAACTAACATGTTAGGTCACCTATTAGAGAAGTATCAATATGTTGAACCTAGACATGACCTTATAGCAGAAGCTCTATGGTTGTTAGCAGATCCTGAAGGATACAAAGATAAAGTAAGACAAATAGGAAAAAAAGAAGCTGTAGCACAAACTGTTAGAGCTTTAAAAACAGAACAAAGCAATAAGATTAGCTCTATGGTAGATAACTCAGATGATGATCAAAAGAGAACTCCATCACCTCAAAAACTACAAAGAGCACAACAAAGTTTTTTCAAAAGATAATTTACAAACAATAAACAATTAATTACTAACTAAATTTTAAAAACAAAATGGCAACTCCAGTATTAAACAATGGTATATTCCTGCGTGATACCAATTACCAAGCATCATCTCATGTGGATTCATACCACTTGGTGAACATGCTTAAAAATGCAGAACCAATGGATTTAGGTCCAGTAGACATTTGGGCTATGGCTCAAAAAGTTGAAATGCCTTTATACCAATTATCATCTTTTGGTGGTAAAAACATCATCATGGTAGACAATGCTCGTGGTGAGTACAAATGGCAAACTCCTGTTTCTCAAGAGCTTCCATACATCATTGAAGACATTGAACCAGAAAATATCAACAAAGGTATTGATGGAACAACCTTCAAAATTAAAATCAACCGTAGAGAATTTGGTCATGGTGATATCATCACTTATGATAAATACAATGGTTGTGAGATGTACATCACTGTAGATGATATCCTTCCTATTGGAGATGGTTTTATCTATACTGTACAATTAGTAAACAATGACAACTACAAATTCTTGGATAACAAGTATTTGAGTAATGGTACTAAGATCTTCAGAAAAGGTTCTGCAAGAGGTGAGTACGGTGAGAGATTCTCAGATGTTATGACACGTGCAGGTTTCCGTGAATTCTACAACTTTGTAGGAGGAGCTGAAGCACATGTACATTATTCAGTATCTTCTAGAGCTGACTTAATGGTTAAAGGTGGTCTTAATGCAGATGGTACTGTACCAGTTACAGAAATCTGGAGAAACTTTGACAAACAAATGGATCCATCAATCACTAAGATTGAAGATATGGTATCTGTAATGGGTAAAGATTATGTGAAAAAAGCTGTTGCAAATGGTTCTTTGACACGTACTTTCTTAACAACTATGGAATCAGCACACTTGACAAAAGTTGCTACTGACATTGAGACTTACTTAATGTGGGGTCATGGTGGTAAAGTTAAACAAGATGGACCAGATGATATGAGATTATCAGTAGGTCTTTGGAAGCAATTGGATAACTCTTTCAAAAGAGTTTACAACAAGACTAACTTTACACTTGAATTATTCCGTGGTGAGCTTTACAACTTCTATGCAGGTCGTATTGAGTTCCAAGGTCCAGATCCTAAGAGACAATTAATTGTTCAAACAGGTATGGGTGGAATGAGAATGGTAAATGAGGCTATTAAACGTGAAGCAGTTAATTCAGGTTTAGTTCTTCAAGGTGCACAAAATGCAGGTATTGGTGCTGTAACAGGAACTAATGCAATGGATTTGAACTTTGGATTCAGCTTCACTTCTTATGTTATTCCTTTCTTAGCAAATGTTAAGTTTGTACTTAACCCAGCATTTGATAACTTACATACAAATGATATTGAGAATCCAATCATTGATGGTAACCCATTAAGTTCTTATTCATTTGTTATCTTTGATATCACTGATACTGGAAATGATAACATCTTCATGTTGAAATTATCTTGGGATAATCAATTGAAATGGTGGTATCAAAATGGTACAATGGATTACATGGGAAGAACACAAGGATTCCAATCATCTGGACAATTCAATGGTTACCGTGTATTCATGACACAAACAATGCCTGCAATTTGGGTTAAAGATCCAACCAAGGTATTGAAGATTGTTATGAGAAACCCTATCACTGGTGGATCATTCTAATCTATGATAAAGTTAAAAATCAGGGGGGAGAAATACTCCTCCCTTTTTTTTAATTATTACAATAATTAATAATATATTTGCATAAACCAAAAAACCTAAACCAAAATGAATTACACAATAGTAGAATTACCTACACTAAAAACTGGAGGTATATCAATTAAACCGTTCTTTGACCCTAACATGTCTAATCTAGGATTAGAAAAATATGGCCTATCATTATTTGATGGAGTATTTCATGAAGAGCAAATGGCTTGTATAGAAATGAATGGTATCAAAAGATACATTACAGGTCTAAATGAATTTGCACCTGATGTAAAGCTTATTAAAAATGATGATGAAAGAGAAGCAAAGATTAATGAAATTAGAACTGTAGTATCTCAATTAGAAAGAGAACTTGGAGCTAATATTGTTGAAGTCTCTGATCCAGAATTTTGGAATAAAGTTAAATTACTTTCTCCTAGCAATTATGAATTTTGGGGAAGAATTACAATTAGATGTGGTAATCAACCAGTACAATTAGATCCAGTTAAGGATCCATATGATTTAATTAAATTATATGCAATTGAAGCAGGTGGGTTTTCAATTCTAGCAAAAAGTTATGAAGATGCTAGAGCTAAAGCTGTACCACCAAAGTTTTATCTTGATAAGTTAGTAGATACTGTATCTACAAAAACTGAAGTTAAGAAACTTAAGAATAAAGCTCTTGCTGAATTGCAAAAGTTATTTGATAAGAATACAAACAAACTATTCTATGTTGCTAAAATAGTAGATGGAAATAGTACACAATATAGAAAAGCAACACCACATGATGTTATTTATGATAACATGGATAAATTTATAAATGGAGATGGTGTTGAAACAAATAAAAAGAGAGCAGCTCAATCTTTCTTAGATGCAGCTAACTTAGATATGGAAACTATTAAGCTTAAAGCTTTAATTAAAGATTCTACTTATTATAAGTTTATTGCACCTAAAGCTGATGGATTCATTTATCATGTAGAGACATCTGCATTAATGGGTAGAAATCCATCTGATTGTGTAGAGTTCTTAAGAAATCCTTTGAATGAGTCTATACTTATTAGTATAACAAAAGGAGTAGAAAAGTTTTGGAATCAATAACAATTTAAAATATAAAACAAAATGAAAAAAACAATGAAAAAAATGCAAGTAGGTGGTGTACCTAATCCTAACAAATCTAAGATTATGACAGCATCAGTAGTTAGAGCTACTAAACCAGGATCTAAAGGATCAGGTGGAGCTAATGTATCTCAAGAAATGTCTCCACGTAAAGTAGCTGGTAAAGGCACTCCTTCTAGAGCTAAGTCTTCTGGTGGTGTTAATACTCCTCCATCATGGGCTACTCCATCTAACAAATCTAAAAAGAAATAATCTTATAAAACTTAGAAATCATGGCAAAGAAACTAGTAAAAAAACAAACAGGTGG